CGGTCTCAGGCGATAGCCAGCTACCGGGAGCTGGTGGTCAGGTCAAATCCCGAACTGCCCGAGGAACTGATAACCGGCGACAGTGTTGAGGAGATTGACAAGTCCCTGGCCGGCGCTCAAGCCCTTATCGATAGGGTGAGGCAGCGGCTGGAGACCGAAATCGCCGGGGCCAGGATACCGGCGGGGTCACCGCTACGGACGGCGGCCGACCTTTCCGCCCTGTCCCCGCAGGAGAAGATTCAATACGCAATGGGAGAAAGGAGATAGAAAATGGCTTTAACATTAGATGAGGCAGCCAAGCTGTCCAACGATATGCTGCTCCAGGGGGTGGTGGAGACCATCGTCAAGGACTCGCCCGTCCTGCAGCAGATGTCCTTTATTGAGATTGTGGGCAACGTTCTAACCTACAACCAGGAAAAGACCCTGCCCACCATTGACTTCTATGACGTCGGCGACTCCTGGTCCGAGTCCACGCCGACCTTCGAGCAGAAAATAGCCACCCTCAAGATTATGGGCGGCGACGCCGACGTTGACAACTTCCTCAAGGCGACCCGCAGCAACATACAGGACCTGGAGGCGGCCGTGGTCGAGCTGAAGGCCAAGGCGCTGCGGGACAAGTTCGAGGAGACCTTTATCTACGGCGATTCCTCGGTCAACGCCAAGCAGTTTGACGGGCTGATAAAGCTGATTGACACCGGCACCGCCGGCGACCAGGTCATCGCCATGGGCGCCACCGGGGCTACACTTACCCTGGCCAAGCTGGACGAGCTTATCGACGCGGTCAAGGGCGGCAAACCCGATATACTGCTGATGAGCCGCCGCTCCCGGCGCAAGATTAACGCCCTGGTAAGGGCCGCCGGCGGCATGATTGAGACCGACCGCGATAAGTGGGGCAACTTCGTTCAGCTCTGGGACGGCATCCCCATCGGCGTCAACGACTGGATACTGGATACCCATACCTTAAGCGGCGGGGTGGAGACGGCCACCACCGGTGACACCTGCTCCACCATCTACGCCTTCCAGATGGGGGAGGGGGCGCTCTGCGGCCTGACCGGCCCCGGCCACCTCACCGTGGAGCCAATCGGAAGCTTGGAAACCAAGGACGCATCACGGACCCGCATTAAGTGGTACTGCTCGCTGGCCCTGTTCAGCTCAATCAAGTCAGCCGCTTTAATCGGGGTCAAGGACTAAACCTAAGCTAATTTCGGGGGGGGCTTTTAGCGGGCTCCCCCGCGGGAGGAGAAAATGAAAAATAGAGACGCAGCCCGATGGCTCTGCCGCTACCGGCTGAGCAAGTACCGCCAGGATATCACGCCCTACCGGGGTAAAGAAGCGGCCTTCCACGAGCGCTTCCAGCCCTATGAGGTGATTGAGGGTGAGGGAAACTGCCTGCTTAACACCGGCATCGACGAGATGTGGGACTTAATCTGCGGCGGTTCGGCCAACCACTTTAATAGCACCTACGCCCAGGTGGGGGTGGGCGATTCCACCACCGCCGCCAGCGCCACCCAGACCGACCTCCAGGCGGCCACCAACAAGACCTACAAGGGCATGGAGAGCGGCTACCCCACCTCTGCCGACCAGAAGGCGACCTTTAAGGCCAGCTTCGGCGACAGCGAAGCCAACTACGCCTGGAACGAGTGGGTAATCAAGCAGTCGGCCAGCGCCAAGTGCCTTAACCGCAAGGTTGAGTCCCTGGGCACCAAGTCCAGCGGCACCTGGACGCTGGAAGTAAGCATAACCTTAAGCTGATAGCCGCCGGCTATTGGAGGACTGGATGAATCCGGTAAAGATAAACGACACAACCTATGAGGTGACGCTGCCCGGTGGGGATAAGGTTGAGATAGGAGACAGGGATGCCCTTAACTTCAGGCCTCACCTGAAGCTCAACCGCTGGGACGGAGAGAGCTTTATCAAGGTCAGCCTGCCCACCGCCGCCCGGAGCAGCCCCGTTATCGAGGGGGAGAAGATCGGGTGGGTTGAGCCGGACATCGAAGCCCGCTTCTACCCCCTGGGGCCGGTAACCGTTGAGGGCTTTACCCGGAATGAGCTGGGTGGGTTTGAGTTTGAGGTTATCCTGAAAGAGAAACCCCCGACCAATCAAATAATCCTGGAAATAGAGACACAGGGGCTAAAATTCCACTACCAGCCTCCATTGACTCCGGAAGAGATAGCCGAAGGGGCGGTCAGGCCCGATAACGTGGCCGGTTCTTACGCCGTCTACCATGACACCAGGGGTAATGTGCACGCCAGCGCTCAAGATGCCGAGAGGTACAAGTGCGGCAAGGCGTTCCATATCTACCGCCCCAAGATTATTGACGCTGACGGCGATTGGGTGTGGGCCGGGCTTAACGTTGACGAGAAAGCGGGCACCCTGACCGTCACCATAGACCAGGACTGGCTGGATAAAGCCGTCTACCCGGTAGTGGTTGACCCGGATTTTGGCTATAGCAGTATTGGAGGTAGCACAGGAACATTAGGTGCTGGTGATATTCGTGGTTCAAATGGGTCGCCGGCGTCAGACGGCACGGCCACTTCCATTAGCTTTTTTGCCAGAAACGGTTATTGGACTTCTGGTGAAAAGGTGAGGCTGGGACTTTATGACGCATCTGATAATAGCTTCATAGCCGAAACAGAGGAACGTGATGACGGTGGCGATGGCTGGCAGGCCTTTTCTATCAATCAATCTGTACTGGGTGCCGTTACCTATCTGATGGCGATATTTAGCAATAGTGCCATCGGGCCGTATTACGATTCCGCCGCTGGGCAGAAGTATCCACGTCAAGACAATGCCACCTATCCGAATTGGCCTGACCCTATAACCAGTAACACGGGGTATCAATATTCCATCTACTGTACCTATACCACGGGGGGAGGGGCTACCGAGAAGACTGGCTCTGATACTGGAACGGGCGCCGATGCCAGGGCTTCTGGAAGCCCGGCCGCCGAAGTCAGCGGCAGCGAGACCGGCAGCGGCGCCGATGCGCTGCCGGCCAGAGATATCGCCCTGCCTGATACCGGTGTTGGCGCTGACGCTTTTCTGTCTCTGCAGACGCCGGCGGCCAAGGCCGCCTCTGATACCGGCTCCGGCGTTGATGCCTGTGTTTCATTGCAAACGCCGGTGGCCAAGACTTCTTCTGATGCCGGCTCCGGGGTGGAGGTTGTCCCGGTGCCCGTCGCTTTCCTGGCGGGCAGTGAAAGCGGCTCAGGCATCGAAGCCTTTATCGCCCGGCTGCTGGCCGCCGCCGAGACCGGATGCGGCGCCGAGGCCAGTGAAATCGGGGGTGGGGGCCTGCTCAAGCACCTGTTTGCCAGCGAGCTGGGAGAGGGGGCCGATGGACTTACCGCCAAGATTGAAAAGCCGACCAAGGGGGGAGGTATGAGACTATGGATTTAAGCACGATGAGAAGCATTGTCAGGCGCGATTTAAAGGACGAGGACGCACAGAACTATCGCTGGAGTGACGACGAGCTGGACCGGCACATCGCCCGCGCCGTAAAGGAGTTTTCCGAGGCGGTGCCCTTTCCGGCCAAGGCTACCCTGCCCACCACCGCCGACTCCAGGGTGATTGATATCTCCCCGCTGACCGACCGGGTTATGGTGGAGGCGGTGGAGTATCCCCTGGGCATTTTCCCGCCCAGCTACCAGAAATTTGCCCTTTGGGGGCATGCCCTGACCCTGTTCGGGGAGGAGGAACCCGACGGCTCCGACTGCAATGTCTATTACGGCATGCTCCACACCCTTGACGGGCAGGGGTCATCCATACCCGCTAAGCACGAGGACCTGATTGCTACCGGCGCCGAGGGCTATGCCGCCGTTGAGTGGGCGAGCTATGCCATCAACCGGGTGAGCCTGGGCGGCACCACCACTCCCAGGGAGTTTCTGGCCTGGGGCGATGAGAGATTAAAGCAGTTCCGCGGCGAGCTGAAGCGGCTGGGGAGAAGGAACCAGGTAAGAATCCGCCAGCTCTACCGCCAGTAAAGGAGGCCAAGATGAAAGTGAGAGAGGCGCCGGCCAAGACCAGAGACGATTTGCCCAAGGAGGCGTTTGCCATCGTTGGCGACCCCGATGACCCCGATAGCTGGAAGCTGCCCCACCATAAGAAAAGCATCCTGCGGGCACTCAAGGGGAGGCTGGATATAGAAAAGACGGTTGACTGGGAATTAATGCCGGCGGCGGTGGCGGCCCTTTCCCCCGGCGGCTACCGGGGGCGGCGGGTTGAGGCCGACCCGGAGCAGATACTCCAGGCGGCCAGGCACCTGGCCGGCCACTACCTTAAAGCCGATAAGCCGCTGCCGGATACCCTGGCGGTGCTGGGATAAGGGGGAAAGAATGATAGAAAGATTATATAAATGGCTGTGGACGAGGATAGGGGGCAGGCCCTGGACATATATCATGCGGGATAACCAGAAGAAACACCCCCTGCTGTGGCTACTGGGGTTCGGCGCTCTGGGTATCGTGCTGGGGCACATTTTCTGGTAAAGGAGGCCTTGATGAGACAGCTCAGCTCCACACTGCTGGCCGCCCAGCAGGAGGCCTCCCGTGTTCCCTATGTTAAGGTGGAGGCCTCAAACAGGCACGCCGGCGTGGTCAACCTGCGCTGGGAAAGGCTCTATACCGGCTCGGAGGACGACTACTACCATGGCTTGACCATGCCCGGCGACGGCTCCCTGATAAGGGTCAGGGTAACACCCCCCTCCGATGCCAGAAAGCTCTACCGCCAGCGGGTGGCCGACCCCACCCCCCAGTCCGACTTCAGCCAGTGGCTCTATACCAGCCAGTATGACGTGGTCACTGTCGCCTGCTGCTCGCTGGGGGCTGAGGTCAGCATCTTCTGGATTAAGGGCGACCGCAAGCTCTACCACCTCAAGAGCACCGACTACGGGGCCAGCTGGGGCAGCCCCCAGCTGCTTACCTATACACCCACCACCGCCATCAACGGCCTGGCCTGTGCCTACAAGCCCAACGGAGATAT